ATGGTTGGTTAGATTTACATTCATCACAGATTTGAGGTATTGGAAATGCTTCTTTACTCCAGAATGGAGTATGGCAATAAGTACAATTCAGATGATACTCATGTTCCTTCTCATCAGGCAGAGTGGAGAGGTAGTCGTCAACAATTTTACTTTCTGAATCTACATCGAATTTCCAATATGCCATTCTGGTAATTCCACTTGTTATTTCAGACCCTTTTCTGGCTATTTGTACTAACTTTATCAGTTCTTTTCTTTTCATATCAATTCGTATTTACCTGATTCAAATATCCTGTCAGCTATATCGATATTGCATGCCTTGCTTTCACGGGCCCGGCTGTATACAACTTCCCGGAATACTTCCGAATATTCAGCTTTAACACCGTGTTTTGCCTCAAGGATACACAACACTTCAGTAGTGTCAATTTCGTTGCGCAGATCCATCAAATGAGCATACAGCCCGTTTTTGTTGCAGTATTCCATCCAGTCAACACAGAGATACTTTTTAAGGTACGCAGTTTTATTATCCCACTTGAGCTTGTTGTCGTTAAACTCAAACTCATTCATAAATCGGTTGTATAGCCGAGCTTTGAAGTTGCTTGCTCTGGATTGTTTGTTTATGTTAAATAATCTTCTCATGGTTTCTCTGTTTTATGCAAGTTAGTCAATAGTTTTCAATTGTAACGAATTATTCATGTGTTTAAAAACACCATTTCACCGATAGTTCTTTGTTATTTCCTTTCTACCAACAAATGTTTTATTAAGTGATGCTCAGTAGCTTTAACCCAAAAATGCCGATCACCCCAAAATATTAACTCAAAGTCATCCCATACACCACCCTTGTCCATATAGTCGCAAACTTCTTTATAAGTATAAAATTTAACCCTTTTATCAAAACTTATAATATCAGCTATCGAAGGTACCGGATATTTGAAAGTGTCTATCAGATCATCAACAGCCGCCCGGAGCCTGTCATCAGTAAATCCGTTCGCCTTTACTCTCTCCATCAAAATATCGTACATCGAAGCAGGAGAATTAGGAAATGCCGCTTTGAGCCGCTTTACCTGGTCAATTATACATTGAGTAGTTAAATTTCCTTCATATACAGAAACACTATTCTGCGAAATGTTTGGCAACAATTGCCGCAAGCTCGGCGTCAGTTGCTCCTTTTTGTCTTTTATTTCCATGTCTTAATATTGTGTTTATCTCGTTAAACTTATTTAAAATTATAGGAAGGCTCATATTAGTATATATCCAGTTGTCATCTATACCGACACATCCATCAAAATATCTGCGCAAGTCTGCAAGTGTCTCATCCGAACTTTTGCCCGAAATACGCTTTTTATATATGCCTAATAATTTACCGGCTGCCGAACGCTCCTTCCCTTTGTTTGTAATTTCATATTCTACTCCCCTATTTTGTTTATACGCTTCCTTAAATTCGTGCAAAATCTTCGCAATAAAATCTTCTTTAATTATACTTATATCTTTATTTATATTTATATTTTCATCTTCATTTTCCATACGTTTATCATATGTTTTACATATGTTATCCTCTTTTTTAGTCCTGTTTTTCCTTCTGCTTTCGGTATAAAGTACTCTTTTTTCGCGCTCAATTTGCATCCTTTTTTGGTAATAATTGCCATTTTCATCAACTAATAATTTTTCTTTTATTGCGTCCGGTATAGTATCTGTTTTGCAAATTCTCAACAACTTTTTCCCGCTTAAAGCTCCTTTGTCGGCCTGGTGGCAAAGTATGCGTATATATTGTCCTACTTCCTCATCGGTCATGAATTCTGTGCCGACTAAAAAGTCCTGGAAGTAGAAGAGAACGGCAGGATCTTTCATCTAATGCAATTTATGTGGATTAAGTTCGTGGGTTTGAATATATAAATTACCTGTTTTAAAAGCAGGATAATCACATTTAACTTGTATTTTCTGATCCATGACAACAAGAATATCTGTACCTTGAATATCTATTTTAACATTATCAGTTTGTTTAGTTTCAAGCCAAAATGGGAATCTTCCTATTTTTATTAATTCTATTACGCATCTAATAGCCCATTTTCCTTTTTCTGTTGTAGTCCATTTTTCATTAAAATTCCATTCATTCCATGTCATAAAATTAAGTTCTCTTATATCTTTTATCATTTTGGGTTTTACTAATTTGCCTTTTGCAGTTGGCTCATCATAATTTGGCTGATATGCTATTGCTTCAGGAAGTTCATTTCCTTTCAAAAGCAATAAATTAATTAATTCTTTCGTTTTAAATACAAATACTTTCTGATATGTAACATGTGCCCTAATATCGCTTTTTTCTTCAAATATTCCATATTTAATTAAGTTGTAACTAATTTCTAAAGTATTATCTTTAAAGTCTAAAACACCTTGTGAATATATATTTCCAATTGTCATAATTTTAAATTTCATCACCAAATGAATCCCATCCTTCATGTTCTTCTCTTGGAAATAATTCTTTTTTTCTTCCCTTTGAATACATTTCCTCAATTATTTCCCTGAATTTTTCAGGTTTTTCACTATGTTCATCTGATCTTTTTATACTTTGTACACTATCTATCAACTTTTTAGATTGTGGCAAATACGATCCTTTTGTACATATCAAAAGAAGTTCATGCCTTACAGAATTATAATGACCATAATTATGATCCTGTTTATCCCATATAAAGGATGTTTTATATTCAAATCCCCACGCTGTTATAACATCAAAAGATTCTTCGAGTAATGGAGAAGTGACCCATATAAACAAAACCGCATTATCGGCAGCAATTGCTTTAATAGGCAAGGCACAAAGTTCAGATATTGACATTGTTCTATAATGATGCGTTGCTGCTCCATATTCTTTTATAAGTTCATCATTATATTTCCAGGGAGGATCAGCATAAAAGACATCAAACATTTCAGGAGAATTATGTAATGCGAATTCTCTTTCTTTATCCTGTTTATATATATCAACTTGTTCTTTTAATTCTCTTACAGACCATTCTTTTGTTTCCGCTTTATTCAAAAATTCCTGCATTTTATCCATATCAGGTTCTTTGCTCCATTGCATCCTGCCCTGTTTGAGTTTTTTGTCTTTTACTATTTCTATTTCTTTTATTGAAGTGACTTGCTTATGATGATTATAACTGAGATTTACGTTACGTAACGTAAATTCAAATTTTTCAGAAATATTTTTAAAATCTTCAAGTGTTCTATTATCATATCCAATTATTAATGCAGCTTCTTTATAAAGACCATCTCCATAATGAGTTTTCCCATCTATAAGCCAATCTCCGATTGCCCACTGTTTTGCCTCATCAACACATTTAAGAATTATACCATAGTTATTCCATTCTTCTTTTGTTGATTGTCTTAAAATTTCTGTACCCTTATAAGTTGTGCGATAAGCACCTGTTTGTAATTGGAGTTCATTCATACGCTAAATATAAAAGCCCCCAGACAAAAAAACCAGGAGGTAAGCGTAACCGAACCTATCCTGGTAAATTTTGCCCGGAGGCAGTATTTTAAGTTAATATTAAGACAATTTTTCATGTTACGCTTTTTTCTAAGCACAAATATAAGCATATTATTTCAATCCACCAAATGTTTATATTTCTCAATTGCAACAGAGAAAAACCATTGATAACCGCCAGCCCGTTTGCGTACATATTGATACTTACCAAATGTTTGAAGTTTTTCATTACATACACAGTTGATATTTCTTGCACTTATACGCACCCCTTTAGCTCTTAATATTTTTTCAGCATCCACAGCACTTTTGAAAGCCGTCAGCTTACCGTCTTTAATACCTACTATCTCTTTTTTGTTTGATCCTGCAAGGTCTTGATTACCTGTTTTTCGACCTATCTCTAAGCATTTCAGCACCTTTTTAATCTTGCGGCCATCCATCCATTCTCTCATTGGAATATTACGGTTAAAAGGTACATGTCCTTTCTGGAAACATCCGTTTTTCCTTACAGGAGGATCGGCAATATGCAATTCATAATTTTCCATTATTTCAATAAATCAATTAATTCATAAACTTTATGATCCTCTAAAATTTCATCCATTGCGAATGGAAAACATAATTGATTATCCGGTATCGGGTCAGGCTTCTTTGGAGGAGTCCAGAATCGATCATCATCATCATTGTCGTTACTCCAATTATAAAACACATATTTTGTACAGCAAGGTTTGTCAAGCCCATCGTAAGTCCATTCACTTGGATATTCGGGATCATTAAGATCATAAATCATTGTATTGGAAAGTATTTCACACTTCAAGTCATCATCGTTATTAGTATGCACAAATTTTTCATGGATACACTGATCACAGAATGACTCTATAAATGACATTCCTTCAGTTCCATTACTTGGTCTATATTTCTTGTCCATAATAAATAGCAACTTTCAAAGTTTAATTGACAATTTCTCCGAAAGGTTATAAACATCCTGCCGGATATTTTTGTTAGTATCTATAAGGTTGTTAATTGTCTTAATTCCATGTATAGAATTTGCATGGTTAAAAGCAAACGGTTTGCTCAATGCCTTCCATGTAATGGTCGTTTTAAAATACTTCTTTGCAAAAAACATGCACATTTGCCGTGCCTGGACTATCTCTCTTTTGCGTATTTTAGCTTTAATTTGATCAGGTTTCAAATTGTAATATAAACACACTATGTTAATAATTTCCTCATATTTATCAACATCTAAATCCTCTTTTGGTATCATATCATTTCCTCCTGCAATATAAGCTCTGTAAGCGGTTATTAATGCATTAACATCGTGTCGTATTTCATCGGGCAGCGTCTGGCAATATTGTATTGCCATATCTTCACGAGTTTGTTTTTTCATTGTTTTTCAAGTTCATTGTCCATTATAAAAATATGTCCATACTTTTTATGGATATTTTCAAACATCTCTGGCACGTTGTCCAATCTCACAGCATACCGGCGGCTAAAAATGCCTGTATCACCTTCTTTGCTTATAATAGTGCCATTGCCAAATTTCGTCTTTACTATATCGCCGGGGTTGTATTTCATCTCTCAGGTTTTAACAGGCAGTCCAAACAAATCCTCAATAGTGTAATATTCAGGATCAGGATCAGGCTCATCGGAATTATCCGGGCGATCAATCAATTTAACAATCGTGTCCGGCGGATAGGTAGTATGCAAATACGCCTTTACTGCCTTCTCCTGTTTAGGGTCATCTTTTAGCCAGACCCGTGAATCGTTGTTGTTTATGATTAGTATTATCATAATAGTTCGGGATTTTCGTAGATGTTGCCGATGACTTCAACTGATTTGTCAAATAGAGGTTCGTTATATCCGTCACAGAATATAAACATAGCCCTTTCATTATGATATTCAACAATCCCTCTATTATCCCTGGGATTTGTATATAAAGGGTATAAAGTTTTCACTATATCCCCTTCATATATCTCGACTCCGTTTTTGTCGAATAGTCCGGTGAATTGTTGATCTTCTTTATGAGAGCATAAATTATTGTATGGTGGTGACAAAAATGTTGTATCTCCTAATCCGACACCCCAAATACCAAAATGACTGAATACATTAGGGTAATCAATTTTAAAAAATGGTCTGCGAAATTTTATTGTTTTCATAACTCTGTTACTTTATATAATTATTTTGTATTGCCATATGTTTTTCCATCCAAAGCAAGCGGTAACGGCGAACCCAGGGAGCCCAGAAATAATCATTATCAAAGAGATTTTTAGGCTTATTTTTATACAGGTACTCTTCTGCAATATCACTCTCTTCTATGGTTATTTTACCATACCACCACAGAGTCCATAGAACATTACATAACCCAGAATGGTTTAATGTTTCTGCAGGATAATCAGGATTAATATCTTTAACGTACTCCCGGTACATCAAAGTTAGTATTTCATGGATTGTTCTCATAACTCTGTTATTTTATAAATTGTTTGCGTGATCCTGCTAAAAAATATCTGTGTATTAATAGTAAATCCGACTCCTTTAATGTCTCATTATGTGCTAAATCATGGCACTTGCGGCATAATCCGATCAGGTTCTCAATTTCATCCGTGCCTCCCCTTGACTTGTATTTGATATGGTGAAGATCAACTGCCGGACAGCTACAAGCCTCACACAAAATTACATCCTGTTCTCCATATTTGAAATGCTTCAGGTATATTTTAGTGTGCGGCTTCATGCGAATTCAATTAATGCCCTTTCAATATCTTCTGACGTAGCCCCGATATCCTTGATGATAACATCCAGGACACGGCTGTAAAGCTCCTCAAAAGTCACCTGATCCATGCTTGCAAACGATATGCTTTCAGCTTCGATAAGCGTTCCTTTTGGCGTGTAATAAGTTTTAAAGTAACCGGCTTTCATCGTAACATACCGGCGGTAAGTATCGAAAGGCATTTCTAATTTAGTGTTTTCGTGGCCTAAATTAACAAGTTTGAAAAAACGCCTGTGATATCCAATATTCCTGGGTAGCTTAATTTCACATTCGTAATCGGTTCCCAACTTGAGTTTTCGCTTTTTATCAAGATCGGCAGGATATAAAGGCACAAGCCCGGAGATGGTATTCCTTACGTATATTTTCATCAAAATGGCATATCATCAATCCCCGGAGGCGGAGCTTCTTGCCCGATAGCCTCGTAGTCGTTTGTCTTTGGCTCCTTGCTTTCAGGTTTTTCAACCTTACCACCTAACATCTGCATCCGGTCACAAATTATCTCTGTAATATACCGCTTATTGCCTTCTTTGTCCTCATAACTCCTGGTCTTTACTTTGCCCTCTAAGAAAAGAAGATCGCCTTTGTGGACGTATTTCTCCACTACTTCAGCAAGTTTTCTGTAAATGACAATATTATGCCATTCGGTTTCCTCAACTTTGTCACCGGCTTTATTGGTATATTTCTCACTTGTGGCAAAGCTGAATTTAGCTACTTTCGTGCCACTTTCAAATTCATGGATCACCGGCTCATCGCCGGCCCGTCCAACAAGAGTTAATCGATTAATCATAATAGTCATATTGTTTATAAGCGTCAAGCTCTGTTTTTACATCTTCTATCAATTTATCAAGTCTCTCTTTAAAGGTTTCAAAAAGTTCAGGTTCGGGATCAACTTTGATAATAAAGGGTTTCATTCCCGGCACGAAACTCATAAAATCGCAATAAGATAGTCCGGTTACAAATAATTGCCCTTGTACCTGGTAACGGTAATCTGAAGGTAATTTGCCCTTTGTGATATATCCCAGATGGGTTTTCATCTTTGGACATTTTATCTCAATCATGCCGTCCGGGGTCAGTCCATCAGGAGAAATACCAATCCAGTTGTGATATTTGTGATCTTCGTCAGGAATAATAAACCCAACTTCATCAACTTTAATACCAGTGATATTTTCATATTCCTTCCGTGCTTCCGGTTCGGTCTCAAGGCCGTGTTCCATGATGGCATTAGAGTAGGTTTCCTCCATGCGTCCGGTGATTATCTCACAAACAATATCCCCTACAAGGTCTTTATATGCCTGAGTTGAATCACCTGCCACAAGTGATTTAAAGCGTGTGCCTGTAACCCTTCCGCATTTAGCCTCAAACCAGGCTTCCGACAATTGTTCTATTTCGTACCGTATCATGATGTTATCTCCTTATCCTTAGCAACCATCCATTCAAACATACATTCCGCTTCAGCATACATTTGTTCGATAGGAATAATTTTATCCTTTACAAGATCCTTCGCATAGCTCATTGCAAACCCGGAATATTTAGATTGTTCGACCTTGAGCCTTTTCCCGAAATTGGATTGTCCCTGGTTGTAGATAGGCTTAATAATAAAATAAGAGCCTTTACTTGACACCCTTTCCTCTTCAGTAAATTCCGCCTCTTGTCCTGCAATGAACTTTTTTTGATCCCTGTATTTAGCGCTGTAATAGGCTTGTTTTCCATCATATTTGACAATATGACTATAAAGAGTATCACCTCGCTTTGATTGATATTCCTCATTGAAGGTTACGCTGGTAATTAATGCTTTCATTGTCTCTGTTTTTATGTAAATTTACAAAATTATATCCTTCTGTTTGTGAAAATTGATGTGTTACAAAACAGGTTTACAAGTTTGTATAAAGCGTTCATAATCTGCTCTGCCGGGATGCGGATCATCCGGCCGGTCACGAGCTATCTTGCGACATTCTAACTGCCAGCGCAAACCATCTTCAGGCGACAATTTAAACATTGTCCTGCCTCCGTATGACCGGTAAGTGTAATCCTCTGTTCTACGTAGTTTGATCATTCCATTTATTATTAAGTGCATTCCAATAGAAGAAATCTTCATCAGGTGGAGTTAATCCCCAATTAAATGCACTGGTAATGGCTCTATCCCAAATTCCATCTATGCTGCAATATTCATCAAAACTCATATTTCTTTCAAATTTAATATTGCGCACAAACTTTTCGTAAGCCCTGTTGTCTATCAGGAATTTCTTAAACTTTGCTTTCATCTCTCTGTTGTTAGTTAATATTCATTATTTGACTTGTCAAAAAACGCCCTCTGTTCTACGTGGCTTTGGCATGTCTCTATTGTTAGTTAATAATCATTAACTTCCTCACAATGTGAAATTGTAGCAGGAAACGAAAGTTGTTTTAATTGTTCTTCTACTTCAGAAATTGCTTCTTCTGCAGATTTGCCACTTGCCCACACCCATACCATAACATCAAATTTCTTAGGGTAATTATCTACCATCTTAATAGTTTCTAAGGCTTTTTTTCTTAAAGTCTCACGTTGCTCAACGTTTAGTTTTTCCATCTCTTTGTTGTTAGTTAATATTAAATAGCCTTCTCATGGATTCAATTATCATTTAATTTTTCGGCTCCATAACCTTCGCCATTCTTTCAGCTCTTCAACTGGTATTACATACTTATTTTCATTACGATTTTTCATAATTTCTCTGTTTTAATTAATATTCAAAACAACTTTTATCGGTGATTCTCCGCTATTGCCAAATTAAAGCATTTAGCACTCAGGATTGAAACAGCCTTTATCGGTATAAGGTCAGCTTTGAATCAATAATATCACCTACCAAGTTTTCAAGTTGTCAGAAAGAGCCTGGATTTTGTTATCGTCGCTGAGTTTCGTATCCTGCACTGTTTTGGATTCTGCCTTGATGTAATCAGGCAATGGGAAAAACTGAGATAAAACCCTATGTGTGACTGAGCCGGTACAATCAGCATGCAAAGGCAGGTGATTAACCCAGCCACAACATAGAGCATAAAAAGTGATTCGCTTTATCATACTAATTGTACCTTCAATCAGCATGCAAGTTACAAAACACAATTGACAATTCAAAACGTTAAAGAACTATTTTTTAATGTAATTTTTCAGATACATAAGCCTCATCATATAAAAGTCCATTATCCAAACGCCATTGAAGTAGAAAGTTTTTTTTCAAAAACCCCATTTCTCCAAAATCTTTGGTAAACTTATCAGATAAAGCTCCATGCATACCATCATCAAGGTATAAGTCTCCTTTTTTAGCTTTGCTTTTTGCAGCACATAAAGCAACCCATCGAAAGTTACTAAGTCTTAATCTTATTGCCATAATTTCTCTGTTTTAATTAAATAAATTTCATCCAAATAAATTTCATCACAGCCACAAAGGCCAGGATCAGGATAATTACAGTCAATACTTCAGACCAGTGGAGTCGCTTTTTCATGGCTTCAATGTTTCAAATTGATCTAAAATACTATCCTTGATATTACCCTCTTTGAGCTCTGATTTGTAGCAATCTTCACAAAAAAGTTGAGGCTCGTAATTTTTTGTACCTGGCTGCCGGACAAGACAATTGACAAAATGAGTATCTTCGTTAAGATCGTGTTCGCCGCACCAGTCACAGGTACTTGAGCAGAAAACGCACCCTTTGGCAGTCATGTCGTGCTCAACAATCTCCTCCTGGCAGTTAGGGCAGTACATTGGTTTAGCTTCGGCTGGGTTCATTCTGTTGCTTTTTTAATTGCTTCTTCGTGAGCGTTCATAGCCTTATTCCATTGATCTCTCACGTCACCAAAATCCTTATAATTTATCATTCTGGCCAGTTTTTTGCAAAGATCATACAACAATATACTTGCTTCCTGTTGGTTTGGACTTGCAGCAATGAGTTTGGCATTGGCTTCTTCTTCGATATTAGCTGCTAAATTATATCTATCATAAGAATTCAATTTACAAATAATCTTAGTCCCTTGCAGTACTCTCCACGGTTTAACTGATATGTGAATATCTGTTTGTTCTGCCGTCCATTTTCCTTTAGTGTGTTTCATATTTTCTCTGTTTTATTGGTTTAGTTTCGGCTGGGTTCATGGAAGGCTGCTATTAAATTGGCTATCCCAAGTACACCATAAAATATTATACTATTTGTATCATCTTTAACATAATAAATCATAAAGAGAATAAAACAAATAATAAAAAGAATAATAGAAAATGTGTTTGATTTTTTCATAATTCCTGTTTTATTTTTTAACTGCTAAGATAAAATGTCCGCAACAATTACTTATTGCATATCCTATCATTCCGTTTTCGTTATAGATAGTAAAATAATCTCTGCCTGATCCAACAAAAATTTTGCTTTCATCAAGAATATTATTCAAATATTATAAATAATCTTTCATTTTTTTGATTAGCACACCAAACATGAGATCCACCAAAGCCTATTTTAAATTCTTTCGGCAATATGTCTGATAATCTATTTACCACTTCTTGTTTTGTATTTGCTGTTTTAGTGATGTATTCAATAGTTGTTTTTACTCTTGAAACTTCTTTGTTTCTTTTTTCAAATTTTATTGTTTTCATCTCTTTGCGTTTTAGAAAAGTATTATTTAACTATAAGCGTTTTTTTGCCTCCTAATGTGCAAGTGTAAAATCCCTTTGAACTTATCACTGCTCTCGCAAGATTGCCAAGTAGTGAGTTATTGCCAATATCTGACAACTTAACTTTTTGGTCGTAGTTGGTAGGTAAAATTTGTGTTTTCATCTCTTTGCTTTTAGGTTAATTACTAAATTAAGCTCCAATTATCACCATCCCATTTTTCTATTCTCTCCATAATCTTATCAAATCTACAAACTTCAATTCCTAAATTCAGGGCTTCAATAACTCTAGCCTTTGTTTTATAAGGCTTTAACCCTATTGAAAAATACTTGTAGAATTTAAGTGATCCCCTTCCTGGTTCTATTTGATAATCGTGTGCTGTTTTCATCTCTTTGCGGTTAGGTTAATTTTTTAAATTCCCAATAGCCAAAATGACCCCTTTTAACATCAAATGTTTTTCTCAAATCGGCTAATTGACTCTCTGATAATACTCCCAGACAAATCGAAATGTTATTACTATCCAGGCGGTGCATGGATTGTTTGACACTTTTGATTATAGCTGCTGTTTTCATCTCTTTGCTTTTAGATTAATTCAATATTAAAGGTAGGCCTTGCAGAATTAAAAAACAACGGTTTTTGCATGTTTCTGCGCTTTTTGTGTTGTTAAACATGTTATCAATGAAAAAGCCCTCTTCGATTGAGGGCTTAATGTTTCTCACAAGTGAAGTTTGGCGTCCATTATATAATATGGAAATAAAAATAGACCGCAAAGCCTTTTTTAATTAAACAATAATTTTATCAACAGTTTTGCCGTTCTGCATAATGTAGATTACGGCTGTATTGTAAACAACGGCGTGTTGATAATCGCCATTGTTATTAAAAAAACCTAACACCACCATCCCCCTTGGGTCATCTTGATGTAGCGGGCAAAAATGTTCTCCAACATCTTTGTGCAATATATCGAACGCATTTGCTATAGGGTCGCCCTTCCCCTCCAGTTTATACCATTTATAATTGATATTTTGCGCTTCCAAATAATGGGTGGAATACGGCATTTCTGTTGCGGGGCCACCCTCTTTCCAAACTTGAATTTTAATTGTGTACATTTCTTCGATCTCCTATATCTCTGCGGTCTATTGCAAATGTATAAAATAATTCAATACCATGCAAATAAAAAGGGCAGCCCCGAAGAGCTACCCTCCAACAGAGAGATGAAAACTATCTCAGATAATGCGAAGCTACAACCCCTCCGGCAAAGCCGATACCAACCTTGAACCAAGTCTTGTTGTAAAACCTGTCCGGACTAACCACCTGTACACTTGAAATATTGATAGCCGAAATATACGGATAAGTAGTCATGGCCGATATAACCGGCTGCTTTTTCTTCATGCCGATAGTAAGGTCAATATCAATATCCGGCAAAACAAGCGAATAATACATGGTGCCCTTAACATCGAAAGTGCCGTCAAGTTTTATCCATCGGTCATATTTTTGAAACGTGAAAGGTAGAAGTATTGCAGGACGCTCCGCATGGGTCACGGGATCGGGCACGGAAACAATCACCCCCGTATGTGAAAGGCTGTCCTTGAGGATTGATATTTCAATGGTCAGATCAGCGACATGCGAAATTGAATTAAGGTACAATTTCCTGTAACGCTCTTTTTCAAGGTAGCCGGTTTTAATAGCTTCGTTTTTAGTAAGGATCATCTGCTCTTTTTCGTATACCTGGCGTTTCAAACCGCCTATCTCGACCTCGTAGCTGTCGATAACGAGTAAATTGTCAATTCTGGCTACTGCAAGCGCATGAGTTAAACGATCAGCCTTTTTCCGGGCAGATACTCCACCAGCGAAATAAATGCCGCAAATGGCAATTAAAACGATAAAAACGATGTACTTTTTCATTCTGCTGTGAATTTAGAGATGGTTTTTGCACCAACCAGAATAACAGAAAGCAAAAAGTTGATCCATAGTTTCCAATCTTCTGAAATAGGAGCAGCCATAACAGCGGTAAGAAATAGCGGTAATGAATAGATACAAATATCACCTATCAGTTTCCATTTCTTATTGCTCGGTTTTGTCCAGTTGTTAATTTGTAAATTCATAATATTTCGATTTCAATTTCTTCACCGAGCAAAATGGCCCGTCTCATAATATCAACAAGTTTTGTCTCATAAAATGTGGAGTTGATCACTCCGCCCTTTATTTTGTTTTCACCCGGGATAATACATCCGTGACTATCCTGTGCGGTATTTCCTTTGTGAATCCTTATCCCGGTAAAATGTTTCACGTCAAGAATCAAAGGTAACATTCTTTTGAACTTTGGCGACATGCTCAATTCAATTTTATACTTCCCATAAGGGATAGCCGTTTCACCATATACTTTAGTCTCTCCTTCATCCAGAAGATCGCCGTCTTTGTTTGCGTCCCGAACTTTATCCTCTACCGCATCGCTGAAATATTCACCATTGACAAATAGCTTGCCAATAGTGTAATCCTCATGCAAATATACCCTGTTGAGCAATAACTTCATTTTCTTTTACCGTTTATTGATCTTAATATTTCTTTTATGTCCTTTTGAACAGTGCCAATATCCCTGCGAAGCAAGTCAAAATGCTCTTTTACGTTATCTTTATTATCAGATATTTTATCCTCAATATCCTCAATCGTATCAGTAAATAATAGCATATCAACTTTTTTAACCTCAATCCTGTCGATCTTTGTCGTTAATGTAGTCTCCACTTTTTCAATCTTTTCAGTAGTATCCTTTTTACTTGCCCGCAAAATACTGCTCGCACCGAAAAATATTGATGCTGCAATGCCCAATCCTGTCAATCCTATACCCCATAAAGGTATATTTATCTGTGTAAATTCTTGTAAATATAATATAGCAGACATAGCATAGTTGTTAATATCATACTTAAAATCACTTTGTTAATGTCAATCATCACATCAATAAATAAATCAGTCACATAAAGCAATGCCAAAAAGCCAAAAAACCAACTGACAGGATAATAAAACAAATGCTTTATTAACCGCTCTTCCCGGATCCCCATCCCGAAAAAAACAAGCGATATTCCTATCATGTTTGGCAGCCAATAAAGAATGTCTGCTGCTTCTTTATTAACAACCTTAAGTTCGACCCAATAATAAGTAATGAAACTTATTACTAATATTAAGCCTCCTGTTATTTTAAACACCCGGCCCGCCCGGAGGATTGCTTTCATCATCATCTGGTTCACCCGGAGGCAATTTTTCGCAACTCGAAGGCTGCTGCTCCAAAGGGCAGTCCGTGTACTCATGTGTGCAAGCCCCTCCTAAATCCGGACACATAACTGGTTCACTCATTTTGTTTTTATTTATTTATCTATATTTCATAAATTGCAAGGCTTCGCCAGGTGTTACAAAATCTATCTCATTTGCTACAACATAATCAATAATTTCGGCATAATCTACGAGTAAGTCTGCTGTTGGTGAATGAACATATATTATAGCAAGTCTATTTTCTGCTTTTGCAATATCTAATTGTGCCTTAACTGCGGCTTTCCCTATTGCTCTATTAGCTCCAACAAAAGAAAAAGGATAATCATCTCCTGCATCACCATCAGTACGCATAGCCGATAAATTCCAAAGATCAACATGCAGTGGATTTGCACCTTCAGGAGCTAAATATGCGCCAACATGGTTTGTTAAAAAATATTTTTGCGCAATATATCTTACGGCTAAATTAGACTGTCCAAATCTATTCGGACAAAAATGTTTTATATCAATTCCGGTTCTGAGTTTTATCAAAGCCATAATTGCAAGAAGATTGGTTTCTACTTCTTCCGGGGTTAGAAGCGGGGCGCTCATAGATTCATCATCAAGACTTGACCCGCTTATATCCCAACCCTCATTATACCATTGAAACACAGTTGCCCACGGGAGTAAGCCTTTTGTAACTACCGGGTCAAAGCCGCACGTTATATTCATTGTTGGTTTTAATCCATATAAATCAAATAAAGCATGCCATGCTTCGTAACCGGTCATACCATCATCTAACCGTATCATAAACATTGGCTTGGTTGTAGATAATATACCCAATTTAACATAATTATTTTCGTAGGTGACATTGTTATTCTCATCAAGCACAGCAGCCTTTAAATCTCCGGTATATGTTAATACTTTTTTATTGTTGAGTAATGTTTTGTCTGAATTATACAATATAATTTCATCCAATGAAACTTTATATATATCCTCCACTGAGGCGTAGTAATCCTCTTTTAAATAAGATGCACATTTATTATAAAACCTCCCGGCATATCCACTATTAAGATATGACATTAAAATTCTTTGATTAAGTTCGTCAAAATGAAATACTTTTGGATCAGTGTTATCATAATGCCCCCATGTTGTAGCTACTCCATCAAGGGTTAGAATAACATTTGTTATTGATAATTCTGTTATTGTCACTCCCTCATCAGTCTCAATTAGTAAAGCATTATTACTTGGATAAATATTAATCCCTATGGCTTTATAATCTAATATACAAGCAGTGGCAAAATTAATTGCAGTTGTTATAAGTTCAGTGGAAAATGTTGCAGTATTAGCCAAATTATTAATAGAAATGGTGGCAGTGCCAGACGTACCAGTTAAATATATTTTCCCAAATGTAACTGCCCTTGCTGCATCATTCCATATAGTACTATTTGACCTATCAAAAAAATCTTGCTGAAATCTGATTCTGCAATCATTAACATTTAACTTATCACTAATACCAGCAATATCATTTATATATTGCCAGTAATTTAAAGTAGTACCATTTTGTGTTCTTTTTGTACCAATTCTTAGTAATGGAACATATCTATCTTTATATGGTATTGATTGTGTATAAACTCTCTGGTATCTTGAATATCCATTATTAATGTTATATAAAGAACCATATTCTGAATATTTCAGGAGTATGCTTCTTTGATAAAGTGACATTTTTTGATTTATATCTGAAATAGTATTAAAAAATACATTAGTCCCGGCAGGATCATTACAGGCAATATATTCACCAATACATGAAGATAATAGACCTGCATTAATGTCACGAGTTAAATAATTAGATTGAGCATAAGATTCTATATTTGTTAATATATCAGCCGAAACTGTATCACCAAAATCGTATGTCCTATAATATGCTAATTGCACATTATTTGTACCTGCATCGCTAAATAACGTATGGGTTGTGCTGTTTGTTATTGATTCTAAATAGTGAGCAGAAATATCCAAACTGAAAGTTTGAACTCCATTTCTATAAACAATCAGATCATCTTTTCTATTTACAAAAATAAATATATGAACCCATCCCTGCCCTATCACGTTAATCAATGGATTTGCATTAACAAATTGTATCACATTTGACGCTAATCTAATATGAGTACGTCCTATCTCATAACCAGGACTGGCAGTTGTTCCATTACCTTGTCTTACAATGACTTTAGTGTGATCATCCTCCATATTTAGAACAAATTCAATAGCAAATGAATTAGTTGTAAATATGTGGGATGGACTAATACTAAGCATTTGAAGATTATCAATACATGCTACCTGAGTTAAAATCGTAGCATTATTACCATAATCATCTATAAAAATATTTCCGCTTCTCGACTTTATCCACAAAGCTAAATCATCCTGACCGAATAAATGCGAAGCCCAGTAGGCATCCCAATCGAACCCACTTTGAATCTTTATATTATCTATGCCAATTCGTAAGCCCGTGATATTGCTCTTTATTTTATTATATATAACATCTACTTTCACACCAATCTTCTTGTTACAACAGGAACGACAGCAACATCAAAGGTTTGAGTATTTGTGAAATCGGCAGGATCGGTATATACCCTAATATCTGCCTTATATTCCTTTGTTGGGACAAGGGTCTCGGCTGCTGTTTGTCCCCATATAGTTACTCCATTTGCCGGATCAACGTGAACCGTGATTTTTGCACTCATCAGGGCGGTAGTATCATCAAGTGTATAATCATTTTTTTCCTTAACAGATATGAAAACTGTCTTACCTGTTATAACAAGAGGCACGGCCGGATCAATTGAATCATCCGTAAGATAAACCAATGCGTTAAAAGGTACTCCTTGTTGTATTTGAACTGGCTCAATCATACTTCATATTTAAATACTATATTTTGCTGCTAAGTATGTGTAAATCTCTGTTTCTCCATCAACTGAACTTCTGTTTATTATTTCTTTTACCTGGATGTTAGAATATAAACTAGCAGTATCACCCCTTGTTGCTAATGTGAAACCACCCATATTATTTACACCACAATTCCATAATGTGGGTGCAGTTTCATTGACTATCAGCTTACTCGATGCGCCATTAAATAATACTCTAATTATACCCCAAGTATTTACTGCTAAATTATCATTTTGTATAGACATTGTTCCTGCATAAGCCTTTATTCCCGGTGTTAATGCATCTTGTCTTGCCATACCCTTATTGTTTGTATCACCATCAAAGAAATATTCGGTTATAGTCCATGTTACTTGTCTCATAACCATATAAATAAACTCTGGCTGATTCCATGTGAAAGCAACGCATTTCATATAATCTCCATTAACCACTGCCCCATCGAACAGTACTCCATCGGCACTCCAAACGGGTTTAATAGCATCTGCTCCTGTTTGTAGAAGGTGATTTGCACCTATTATACTATTCCATGCAGATACTAAATTAGCACCATCCATTGTTACTCCTAAAAGATAATCGTAGAATCCTACCGTGTTGCCGTCAAGTAAAACATCAGGATAGGGTAAACCCCCTGCACCTTGAATCCTTAAATTAGTCCCTATGCCAATTCGCAAGCTCATTATACTCCGTATCCCACGTAAATATTTGTTGCCAACTCTTGCTGACTTCCTGCCGACAAATCTTTAAATATTTTTCTGCAAAGAACAGGGTCAATAAAGATATTCGAGCCTTCAAATTCTTTTTCTATTAATTCCCCATCAGTCTTATTATTCATGGGACAAAATCTTAAATACCCCGTTGTTCCGGCTCTAATAAAAAAGCCATTTTCATCAACAAAATCATCTGTAAGATTAACCGGGACAACCCGGAGAATATTACCTAATGCAAATCCTTGTGCCATAATTTTAGTCTCCTATTACTTTAAATGGTCTATTGTCTGTGCAATAGCTTCCGCATCCATAGCTCGAATTAGCCCATAGCGGATAGCTTGTTTTATTCCTGTTTAAAAATGTTATTACCTCACACATAATAGCATCTGCCGTCAATCTTGCCTCTGTCTCAAGCCTCTGAATGTGTTTATCACTTGCCGGAGTTGAATAATCTGAATCCTTTAATACTATCCCGGCAGCAGTATAGTTGAATGAAGTCCTATTCGTAAACCTGCCAAATGCGTAGTATATGATAGCTGCCTTTAATCCCTGGAATACATAATCCCTAGATAAATATGTGTAAGTTCCTCCGTCAAGCAGCTTTTTATTAGCTGCGGAAACAGTTGTTGGAAGGGTTGATAATTGTGTGGTCAATTCAATAAATAGCCCGTCACTTATTTGTCTCTTGATATCAAGCAGTTGAGCCTCCGATACAAACTGTGGCCATGAGGTCGAATTCTTTACTGAATCAGCCACGTACTTATAATTATCCAAATCCGTTTTCGTTACAAAAGTTATCATGGCTCAGTTATTTGTGTAGTCTCTTCCGCTACATATTTGATCGGGGATACCACAAAGTTAGTAAACTTCACCGAATAATTCATTAGAATATCCTGAAAAACTACTTCAATCATGCGCCTCTCATTATCGGTCACTGAGTTCATAAACGAATAAGCATTAGTCATCAGATCAGCCCCGAAACCTGCTCCGATATCTACTCCCCGGAGTATAGGAGGTATCATAAACATCCTCCCTATATTCTCCTGTACGGTTTTTTCAGTCAGTTCATATTGCTTGTCATAATTCTTTGAATCAAACTCGATAAACTCCGGTTTCTCCTCATCAGCGTCAATATCAACAACCCATATTTTTGAGGTGTTCATATCTCCTTGCATCCTCTTTATCATCTCCGCACTCTGCTGCATCTCCATATTATAAGCACTTTGAGGATCAATAGTTCCGTCATCTAATGTTTTTGGCTTAATTCCTTTACGAAGCAGAATCCCGGCAGGAAGAAAATTGAACTTAGCGTTACGATGTTTAACAGTTGAAACAGATTCTTCAGTGAGCATATCTGTAATGACAGGATCAAAAGGGCTAATAGGATATTCCCAGTCACCATCAGCCGTAAAATACATAATCTGCCCTATATAGTTTTCAGGCCCCCCGGCATCAAGCATCTCCTCGATTACTTTCAAGGGATCGTACTTGGGAATGAACTTGACCTTTTTCATATCGAATTGCTGCCCTAACAGGTTTGTCCAATCAGGATAAACCGCAACCTTTCCGGTATATGCTTTTTTAAGATCAACCTCAAGTCGGCAATGCTCGAATGGAATATTGAAATAACCGATTGGCATTCCCAACCCATCATATTTGACAAGAAAGGCAAACCCGTTAAAATTCTTGAGATCCTTCGCTGCTTTGCGTAAAAGTGAATTTGCTCTTTCTCCTTTTTCATTCAGGATTTGATCGGCAAGTGTCTGATCCTGAAAACCTGCTCCCTCAACGAACTTAACATATATATCCATGCAAGTCCTGCCAGTACCAGAACTATTAATTATCTCTAATACTTTTTGAGGGTAATCGTTATCAGTGCCGTAGCCTTTTATCCGCTTTGAAGTGATATAGATGTTCCGCTCAACTCGTGGGGCTGTTTTCGCAGCGGATACTCTCATTATTCAGGCAGATTAACGGCATCAGCCAGTAGTTTTCTGAGTTTTACAACCCCGGTTGCCGGGTGATATTTTATATTTAATTCATCAAGACTTGCTCGAAGCTTAGTCCTTTCATCTACTTCCTCTGATCCTTCCCCAGTGATATTACCGAGCGTTTCCTCAAGGATATTTTTGGGCTTGATAATCTTAATCTTTGGTTTGGTTCCCGGCTTAATTATCTTAATTCCGGGTGGTATAACTGCTTTTCCGGGTATCCTTTCAAAGTAGATAATCCGTGCAGGATATTGCCTTAAATATTCGGCAGCAAGTTCATCAGTCATCTGATCATTGGAAAATGCCTTGATTCCTTTGAACGCAATAGCGAATTGAGCGATGTAACCTTTTTTTAGCCTGTAATTAAATGTTGCCATTTTAGTATTATTTATAATGTGTAATAAGGCTTCGATAAAACAAGTTGAACATGAGGTTTCGATTATTTTGCCTGTCAGTATCTTATACGCCTCAATAATTTTTATCTTTCTCCATGTTGTCCGTGTCCGTTTATCAGTGATGAACTCACGGGCGAAGGAGTGAATCTCTTCAAACAATTTCATATTAAAGAGTGCGGATTTCTCCGCACCTTATTCTAATCGCAACACGGAGCAAGCATATCGGCTATCGCAGCTCTTGTGAGCGTAAGTGATCCGCCCACAAACAGCGTGCGTGGAATGCTGGATTCTTTCAGCGTGTCAGAACATCCTGCTGTCAATACCCATCCACCGAGCATCTCTGCATCATTTACGTCTCTCATTGCAGCATTGAGTTCCAATCCAAAATCCCATCCAAGAACCTCAAAGACAGTCCTCCCGGTTGGTAATATTCCATCAATATCAACCTTGTTATAATTGTTCTCAATAATAACCATGAAACGGCTGTCCTTGGCATTCTCAATCCAGAGTTTATCTTCGGGAGTATTATCGAATATCCTGAAAATAAAGTTATGATCCCAATTCTTCTGATACTTGGTTTTCACCATCGCAACTGTATGCTCATTGGAGAAATTATATCCCTCAAGACAATACGCATAGCATTCCGGGGAGAGAGTTTTCAATACAAGTTGAGTGAGTAGTAAAGGATTAGAAGGGTCAAATGCGCTTAAGTCTTTATCAACACAATCGTAATTGATAAAGTAAGCCAAGTCCTTAATCGCCGGAACGAGATTCGCACAGTTTTTAAGGACGCAGTCTACTATTTGATTGCAACCTATTGTCATATTATGAGTTTTAGCGTCCTACCATCAAAAGTCTGTCATCAAAAATCTTGGCATCAAAAGCATCAATTGCTTCGATCCTGTTATAACGGCTTCTTTGATCGTAGAACGTGTTAATATTATCAAATAGAGAAGTACAAGCCATACCGATAGCGAGATTCGCCTTGGTGGTATAAACTGCCCTGTGAGGATCATTCCATCTTCCGGTAACAGTATCATTCTCATATGTGCGGATTATCTGATCCCACAGAGGGATTGAATAAAGAGGTATTCCATCCCATGAGGCAAACTCAAGACCATTAATCATCAGTTTGTAATCCTGAAAAGCTGTACCAAGCGCTTGTAATTGCCTGCGAAGCCTGTCCATTACCGATTTGGTTACTAATAGAATTCTATCAGACTGAGCAGCAAGTTCAGGAATTGCTCCGTCTATCAGCGCATTTACAGCGTTGTAGGTAAGTAGAGGCGTGGCAACTGTACCTTGAAGGGCATAAGTTAACTGAACATTACCCGGCATTGCCTGAACCTGAAGCGGATTGACTGCGTAAATAGCTGCGAACTGCTGCCAGAATCCATTAATGATATTGAAGAAGGTTACATCATAACCGGGAGTAATTACCCCGGCAGGGACATTGGCTGCATTCTGATCACCAAACCAAGCATTTCTGAAAACCATCTTAGGAATATCTTTTGTAAGAATATCCAGGATGAATGCAAAAATCTGTGTTTTGGTCAGATCATAAGGATTTGTGCAATCAATATACATCTTCATTAAAGATGATTCGACCTCGTCAATACACATATCAATTATAACCTCTAGATATTTCGGTTCCCATGTTTTCTCAATAGCAGTATCTTCATAACATTGAGGCACAGGATTGCAAGCTTGTGCAGCCTTACCGATCAAGCCGAATGTACCCGGTATGATTCCAATTCTCTTGTCGTTTTTGATTCCTGTTACAAGGGTATGAAATTCCGATATAGAGGGAGCTTCAAGAACGGCAGTAACGACCAATTCATTCAGCGAGCGGAGTTCGTCGGCTGTGAAGTGAAGTGCGTCAAGATTAAGCGTATTACCGCATGATGGTGAAGTCAATGACATAATTATTCTTTTTTAGATTTGTTTTTAATAATTTCTTTAACACGGGCAAGATCAATTTCGCCGACTTTCTCAACAGAACTGAACTTGGTTCTGCCCTCGGGGTTCCAGTCGTTCTTAAGTGCTTTCAGTTCCTTAACGATATTCATGGCTTCCGTTTCCTTTGCCACGAGTTCAGCTTCTTTGGCCTCAAGATCCGGCTTTTCAGCTTTCATCTGGGCTATTTCGGCTTCGAGTTGGATGATCTTCTCTTTGGCCTGATCCAGTTCCGTAGGATCACTAGATTCTGTAATCTTCGAGATCACTCCTTCAGCAATGACAATAGTCTTGCCATCTGTCATCACAAATGTTCCATCCGGTGTGGCTTTGTCGCCTACTGCCGGACTTCCTTCTTCCTTGTCAAGAGTGAATTCCTTGCCGTCCTTGTCTTTTAATGTAAGATCAGTAGGAGCTACCCGAGACAGATTTTTCAGCTTTTCCAAGATAGTATCTATCTTTTGACCGAATGTTTTGAATTCTTTTTCGTCCATTATAAATTTATTTATAGGTTTTATATATGCGTAAGCCTTAACCGGCTCAACAATTTTAGTGGCAAATCCGAGTGAAAGCATATCCTCGGCTGATAGTTTCGTGTCCTTGCTCATATAGTCAGCGAGCGTGGCTTCGTCAGCACCCGTTTTTTCAACATAGAAATCAAGTATTTTAGCCTCCTCCTGACGAAGTGCATCTGCAATTTTCTCAAGATCATCGGCCTCGTATTTATCTGCAAGGGTATATTCAGGAATATAAGGGTTATGAATCTGCCCGTCAGCATTCTTCATCATCTCCCTTTCCTCGCCTGCAAGGAATACAATTGTAGCAATTGAGTAAACTTTCCCTTCTCCTACCGTTTTGATTTTCTTGCCTGAGTTGGTAAGTAGATCATAAATAGCCCATCCTTCCTGAACATCTCCCCCCCTAGAATTGATTTTAACCGTTAGTTCAGTAGCATCTTTATTTTCATCAAGGAATTCAGATATTTTCTTGGAAGAAATAGATTCTTCAACTCCCATAAGAAGAGCCATTTCATTTGACTCTCCTATATCACCGTAGATTTTGAGTGTGGCTTCCATATTACAAGCCTACTGCGGCACAATATACAGGATTGCATTCAAATAACTGACAATAAGGAAAGTCGGAAATTATTTGATCCCATGAATTGTCCATAATGCCCCAGGTGGCAGCATCTACATAAGCCCACATCGGGCAACAAGTTTGTCCCATAACTATATTTTTTATCTTATCATGGATACAAATATAAATCAACCCTTATGTATTAACAAATATTCTGCTGAACCTGATTATTCAGTAAGGATTCCATTACCGTGAATGATCATCTTACATCCCTTCTTTTCCAGAGCTGCTGCCAGATTCTTAAAATGAGTCTTTATTTTGAAACACAATTTCCCGTTAAGGTGAGGATGGTTAGTCATATCAATCCCGAATAGATGAATTTCGGTTGCCCCGTAATACCAGAATCCGACCTGGCAGGCTACAAATGGGCTGCAATAAGACTTAGCCATTGCGTTACGATCAAGAATACATATCTTCTCCGGGTATCCCTCCTTAATATTGATCTTTACAAAATCATCTCTTTTATCCCAATTGACTACCTGACTATAAAAAGCTTCCGGTTTACTTTCATTGATTACTTTCAGCCTCTCAGGAGTAAATGCCTTTTCCCTGTCAAGGCATACAATCACATCGGTTTTATAGAATCGCCAAATATCATTGACTCCAATTATCTTATCGAATCCTTCAGGCTTAAATAGATCCCGTGAAGAGCCAAGCCCGACTACAGCTATTATATTTTTTTTATTCATTAATTTATTATACCTTCGCAATAATTAGATTGTGATGAGCTTGATAACTCAAAATCAATTTAGTAAACGCAGGACAAAATTTAACAGGCTTTTACCTGCATGAAGACTTAATATCTGAACATTAAATATTTTGATAGTATACATGGATAAATATTTAATGGAAAAAAAGGAATATCAACCCTTGATATTAAGTCTTTAGAGGTCTGTAGCTATAATTCCCATCCCTGCTCAATTTCTTGTTTGCCTTTCCTTCTCCTGTCCTTACGAGTTCCTGCTGTATCGTGTTTTATCCATTCCCCGGGAACTGCTGACCATACAAAACCTTTTCCGTGAGTATGACCAAGTCCTGGGAATCGTTTTATTATTTTACCCGTTAATCCTTGTTTGTGTATATCAAGTGCAGCCTTGAAACATGGTGCCCCATGATGAACATACCTATGAAACTTAAAATAATTCTTTACCTGTAACAGATGAAAAAACGGGTGTAGCATATACATATAGGGCTGATTCCTGTGTTGAGGCTTTGCTCCGTATTCATATCCATCATAAGCTGATTTTTCCAAGTAACCTACTCCATAAGTATCATCCTCCATCATTTCTAACATAAACTGAACGGGACTTTTCAGCATGACTATATCTGAATCAAAAAGCAGGGCGAATCTGGTCTTTACTTGTCTTATCGCTAAATCCATACCACGCCCATGTCCAACATTTGTTTCACAAAGCATAAGCATAGTATATTGAGAAGATAAACTTTCAACATAAGAACGACATGGATCATAGGAATCAGAGCCATCTATAATAATTATCATCATTTTTGGATGAAACTTCCTTACTGACTCATAAGCGTTTCGCAGCAAATCGACTGTGTTGTGACTGACCACGATCCCGGTAATATCCTTCATAGAATTTTGCATCATTGCCTATATGTTTTTGTAAGAATTTCATTCCAATATCATTTGACATTGCCATAGCCAAATGATGCCCTGCTCCTATTCCACCCCTTCCCGGCATACCCTTCATTCCTAATGAGAGAAAGCCGTCAAAGAACAAAAATTTATTAGGACATTGTTGCCACATTTTAGCATCAATAAATTTGTCCCTATAACTGGCTTCTAAAATCGGAATAGCATCCCAGGTAAACGCTGTCTGAAACAGGCTTGCATGGTGACGGTTAGGATTAGTGACAAACCGTCGCCATTGAACATTGTAATATATCGTATTCGTTTCTCCGAGCAGCCAATGATTACCAAACTTACCCATCATCCGTTCCAGATAAACAGGTTTGTAATAATCATCATCCTCTATAATGAAAATGGCCTCGATCTGCTTTTTCTTATAGGTATCTTTCAGCCAATCAATCCCGGCTTTGATATTTCGTGCCTGAGTATTATTTCCTGCCCACTGAGGACGGGGATAAATCTTTACTATCGTCCATCTTCCGGGAAAATTATAAGTACCGTTATCAATGGTAATAGGTACAGCATCATCAACTACAATCCAGACAACTTCACCCTTATAGGTCTGTCTATTCATCCACCTTTTACATAGTTCAAATTGTCTTTTCCTTGCCCCTGTTGGTGTAATTAAAACTATCATAATAATTTAGTTTGCCATTCTATTGTTTTTTTTAAACCATCTATAATAGAATACGATGGTTTAAAACCCAACATATCTGTTATTTTATCTATGTTTGGTATTTTTGACATTACATCTTCATACTTGCCAAAATCAGAATATGGGATATATATTATTGGTACAATCTTTCCTGTCAATTCACAAATAATATTTGCCAATTCATTTATGGTTATTGCCGTTAATGGATTACCAATATTAAAAACCTCATTTGTGGATCTCTTATTAAAGATACATCGCATAATCCCATCTATCGTATCTTCAATATAGGTGAAACATCTCGATTGCATTCCGGTACCATGTATATCTATTGGTTTTCCTTCAAGACAATTCTGAATAAATAATCCTTGTGGCCCTCCCCACCATGTTATATTTTGGTTCTCACCATAAACACTAAATAACCTCATTATCGTATATTCTAACCCAAACTCTTCAGAACATGCTATGATATAATGCTCACCATATATCTTTGATACAGCATAAGACCACCTTTTAATATCAGTTCTTCCTAATACTAATTCCGATTCTTCCGAAAAAGGGATATTCATATTCTTTCCATATACATCAGATGTAGATGCGAAAAGAAGTCTGGCTTCATTTTCTAAACATGCATTAACAATATTTTTTAACATCTTCTCATTGTCTGATAGTGTAGCATAAGAATTATCATACCTGGGAATCTTCTGAGTAGCCAAATGTATTGCAATATCAAAATTTATTCCCTTAATATTTTCTTCTAATGTTATATCCATTTCATAAAAAATAAATAATGAATTATTCCAAATATCTTTTATATTTCTCCTACATCCATGAGAGAAGATATCTATTCCTATTACAGTATGTCCTCCATCGATTAATGTACTGGCAAGGTTTGATCCTATAAAACCGGCAACTCCTGTTATTAAAATTCTCATGCTTATAAATTATTTATAATATCAGAAATCATTTTTGATCTTATCTTGTGGGTATGCTTTAATTCTGTAATATATCTAAGCTCCTTTTGTATTTCTATATTTGGGCGGAACCTCTTTATTATCTCTTTCAGATTATCTACTGTATCAAAATATGTGATCAGTTCATCAGGATAATAATAATTCATATTCTCTGTTCGGTTGGAAATTATTTGCGTTCCACATGAAGCAAATTCCAATATTTTTGCACGTACCTTATTTACTATTTCAGAAACAGTATGAATCGCTGCTCCACTGTTTTGTAATAATCTTATATAATCATCACCAATACATTCTATATGATTCATTATTTTGCTAATCTCCATCCGCAAAGGATATGCCTTAGATATAGTACAACAAAATGCTATTCCTTTGCCGCCATATTTTGCTGTAAACCTATTTGTATTAACACTCCAGGGCAACCATTGTGAATTTTTACTTGGTGTATTTCCATTCTTATCAAGGCAACGATAAAATATAAAATCTATATTATCATAAAGTGGATCATTAAATGAATTATAGCAACTATCAGATTCAAATAATACTATTCTCGCTTTGCTGTCTTTCATTTTATTAATAACATCCATATTCTCAGGTTGTTTTGAATATCTATTTATGGGAATGCTGAATATTATATCATATTTATCAAAATAACTTTTATTATATTTTTTCAATTCACCCCTGAGAATCCTATCCCCATCAAATAAATCCCAAAGATCCATAGCAATCCTTCGTTTTTCGGTTTGCCGTAAAGTACCCTCTTGGTATATTTTTAATATTTTCACTTTACAAGACAATTTTTTGTATGTATTTATATTCAGGTATCGTTCTCATATCAATCAATTCATTCTTATTCCAAATCCAGCCTTTTTTATGTCCTTCAAGATAATGAACTCCATAGTTACGATCAAGCCCTGCATCCCAAGCCCTTGACCTCCTTCTGAATGTATGTTCCCGCTCTGCTTTGGGTTTACAATTGCCATAATTAATTAAAATGCCATCAACATTTAAAACTTTTCTCCTTTTTATAATAATTGAATCTGCATTAAAGCTGAATGGCTCCTGATATTTAGCTATCATATACAGCATGTTCCCTTTCCTGGCATAGAAGAAATGATCTTTATTTGGAATTACAAATCGCTCCCCGGTATTGTGCATATTAAAATGTCTTACACCAATTATATTGTATCCTTCCTTATCAGCCTTCTCAATAGTCTCCCTTATTGTACCATCAAAGGAATAGATAATATCTATCCCTGTATAAACTACCCAATCTGGTTTGATCTCCTTAATCGCTTTTATTAATCCGGCCTGTAATTGGAGTAAATGAAACAACCCTCCTGTCTTGCAGATGCTAGTTCTTACCTTATTTTTTGCAAGCCATTCTTTTGTACCATCTATTGAATGATTGTCAAGAATGAATATGTCACATCCTTGATCCCGGTAATATTTTACCATGTCAGCAATGTATTTGATCTCATTATAAGCAAATGCAACCGCCAGTATCTTCATATAGCATCCAGTATTTTCTTTGCCATTATTTCAGGGCTGAGATTTTCTGCTGCCCACTCATTTTGGCGTTTAACTATTCTCCCAACTTTTTCCCGATCATTTATTAAGCCAATCAAATCGTTCTCAAATCTTTTTTTATCAGTCCATAATATAGGAGGGAGATTATCTCCTTTAGGTTTTATTCCTGATATGACAGCACAATCAAGTAGCATTGCTTCCAGTCCTGATTTGCCAAGCCCTCTGTGAATCTGGTCAATAAAGATACTAAAATATGCTTTTATCCTGATCGTATCCAGCCAGCTTTTATTCATTATAACAGTTAAAGGTATATTGTTCTTTGCACAAATAGATTGGATATGAGGCGTTCCTTTCTCTTTAAGTTTTGAGGCATGAAATGGGCTATGACATATAAGCCCTGTTTTTTTCTTATCAACATCAGGTATAATGAAAGGCTGATAATAGATATTCTTGGTGCCACATAAAGGAGCAAGATCAGGCATGGCAAATACATTCCACTTATGTTTTGCTATGATATTGTTATAGGTTCCGGGATCTTTTAAGTATGTACTGTCAGTAAGAATTATGGTAACTCCTTTATCCCATAGATGCCGGGGAAAATTGCGTAATGATATTGCTCCTATTATAATATAGTGATCACACAAGGGAGTGATAGTACCAATAATACAATCAGTTTGAGAGTACATCCCCTTAATATCTTTACTTCTGAATACAGTAGTAATGTCAACGAATTTTTTAAACCCTTCGGCAAGTGCTGCTCCATTACCGTATGTTGCATCATTTGATATCAGTCCTATCTTCATATTCAAGCCATTCAGTTCCTATGTTAATAAAGTTTTTGATTTTCCACGATACTTCGTGAATATTCTCATGTGATCTGTTCTTATTGATATTGGTGATACTTGAAATTACATCATCTATATTTCGCCACCTGATTGAGGACGGGATGCCTCCGTTATAGATGCTCTTTCTTCCCATCATCCCCATCTCTAGAACCGTATTAGGAAGTCCATCATGCTTGGTAAGTCGTAAACCTATGAAACATTTACGATACACTTCAAGTAATTGATCCTTTGTGTAAGTGTCTTTCGTAGTCCTGTATATTTTTAATCCGGTTGCCTTCTCGATTTTGTTTAAGTGTTTATGGCCGTAGAAGTCACTCTGCCCGTAATGGAAAATGCAATCTCCCAATGGTAATGGCTTTATATCATACTGCTGCCACGATACAGGTAGTATCTTATGAGGGATTCCAAATTTCTTAAGATCATCACTCATAAATTCGCTCTTTACAATATGTGTTGCAGGAACTTGTTTTAGGATTTTAGCCCTCTCCGAGGTTATCATTAACGCATCAGTACCGCACCAAACCACAACTATTTTATTATTGAATCTCCTTAATGCCGAATAGTCAGAATCATCGTACATACCGAAAAAGACAACTGGTTTATATATATTATAGCAATCTAAAAGATTGAACTTAGAAAGATATGAGCTTTTAAATGTAGCTATGCTATTACTGATCCGTGCCTGTGTTATTTTCATAGTAGAGATTGTAAAAATATAGCTAGGTCATTTTCAACCTCCTTACCATTAGGGAGATAATCAAAGACGTTCCCACCGGGGATATTATTAACATCTATAATGTAAAGATTCCCGGTACTGTTATCCCGGATCGTATCTAATTCACCAATATCAAGTCCTATGGTTTTACAAAATTGCTGAATGTTATGGATGTCTTGTACTGATAGATAATTCTCCGGCTTATCAACCCAATATTTCTTTTTCTTGGATAGTGTATTCTCAAATGTACCTTCAATAGTTTTGGCTTTCAGGAATACAAGAGGTATTTCTCCTAAAAATATAGGCACTCTCAAGTCGCAAATCATATTAATAGCAATACGATTGTCAAGCAATAACTGATAAACATATCCCGGTTCTTTCTTACATGGCATTCTTATAATTTTACCATCATGTGCTGATTGCCTGTCTGTCTTTCTTACGCAATAACCGAATGAGTTTGTGTTTGCTAAACTGCTATACCCAAATACAGTTGTGAACACTTTATCTACATTTGTCTTGGTAACATCTGTAAGTCTCATATTCAGGATCGGCCTATTATCATCAAGGAATATTTCAGGAATCTTATTTACATCATTATAATTCCAATGAACACCAATGATCCAATCAGAAGATATATCGTTCGTTAGCTTATATCCTAATATCTGAAAATATCTTATTGATTTACTTAATGAATGTCCGGTCATTTGGACAGGCGGGTCGGGATAAAAGAGGACTTTATTCATATTCCGGCCTCCATTTTTTTAATAATATCATATACCAATCTCATTGAAACTTTAAAATCCTGTCCGACAAACTTTACAGCCTTGTTTACTAACTCTCCTGTTTTCCTGTAATAGTCATATCTCGAATAGATAAGCCAATGCTTTATGACGCAATAAGAGGTAATCCCAATCTTGACATCTGTCTTTATCCTGTCAATATTTTCGCCTATGTAAGTGAATAAATTCATATAGTTGCCCTGACTTCAACTTTCCTTTTACTCTCCGCTTTTGCGTTAATATCTTCAACAGTCACTATCGGTGGAGGAAGATTCATTATGGCTTCTGCGATATCTGCTGCTGTTAATAGATTGCCCTGTTGAGCTGCATTAAGTTCTGTTTGTGTTAATTGCTGCTGAGTGATAAATGATGATGCCACCGGAGTAGCAAAGGTTCGCTGTGCCATAGGAGTTGTTGTAATCGCTGTCGGGATACTCCCTCCTCCCCCTGTGTCTCCCGGAAGGCCGGACTTAACAGCTAATATCTTTTTAACGCTTGCCACACCTGTTGCTATTGCTGCTGCCATTGATATCCCTGCTGCAATCTGTCCGATTAATGGAAGGCCTGCCATAGATTTGTATGCCTGCATAGCAGCCTCATAGGTGGCGATTGTTGTAGCTGCTATTGCGGCAGCCTTCCCAACGGCTGACGACTTGCCAAAAATAATAGCAAGATTAGCAGCCATCCCTCTCCATAAAGCGAGTTTTGCATCCTTCTCCTCCTCATCAAGAAGCTTCTTATATTCAACATATTTTTGATTGATAAGCAAAATATCCGCCCCGGTTTTTTCAGCAAATTCAAGTTCGAGCAATCTCTCATTATCGAGCCTTTCACGTTCAAGAGCAAAGATATTCTCATTTTGCATCTCCCGGACTGCCAGATCGTTCTCAAAATCAATCTGTTTCCTGTTGCGCTCCCAATCGGCAAGATCCTCTGCATCCTTTTTCTTCTTAGTAATGGCATCAGCATCCTCCTTCTGCATCTCCTCGATCATCTTTGCCTCTTCGAGGAGTTGCTTAATCAATTCAGCTCTTGCTTTTTCAGCTTCCTTCAATGCCTCATCGGCCGCCTTCTTGGCTTCATCTAACTTCTTTTTCTTATCATCTGCTACAGCTTTCTGCTGCTGTAATTCAAAGCTCGATAATTTAGCAACGTTCCTTTTCTGCTCTGTGAAAAATTTAGTATCCAGATCAAGCCAATTAGCATAAAGATTTTCGAGTTCAACGGCTTTATCCTCATTATTATCCCTCCATGTTTTAAGGGCTTCGCTTGCATTAGCCTGCTCCGCATCGGTCATGCGTGTAAATGCAATCAACTCCTTCGTTGTCAATCCATTAATCTTCGCCTGGGCAACCACTGCTGCCGTGAATCTGTCCTGTGCAAATTTCTTCTGTGCTTCAAGTTCTTCCTCTCCAATTTTTATTGCCAATTGAAGCGCTGCTTTTCTCCTCGCAACGGGGATAGTGAGATCTTGTGCCATGAGTTCAAGCCGAGCAATTTCCTTCCTGTTCTCTGCCGATTCAGATATATAATTCTGTTCTGCATTAGATATTGTGTCAAGCATTTGAATATAATCATAGGCAGCTTGAGTTGCTTCTTTTATTTGTTTACCCATCCCTCCGAATGAGTCTGCCATCTTATTTCTAAGTGTCTCCCAATCAAGGTTTATCAGTGCTTTTATCCCGTCTATAAATGCTAATACTCGCTGCCTTATCACATCAAGTATTACCCGGAGTTGCTCCATCCGGGCAGCCATCTCCGTTGCTCCCGAATCTGTTGTTTTAATAATCTTCAACAATCCGGCTAATGCTGCTGTAATACCAGCTATGATTAGAATTATAGGATTGGCGAGCAGGAGTTTTGAATATCTTGATATTGCCTGCCCTGCCCTGCCTATCGGCCCCGGTATGGCTTGAAACTGTGCTGCCGATCCTTCGATAGCTTCCGAATATAGTCCAACAGACGAGCGACCATCCAACTGCGCCTTATCGTATTCTATGATAGCATTTTTTGTTTCTTTAATTCGTTTTGTCTGCTCAATATATAGAGGGTTTAGTTTCCTCAGTCCCTTCTCATCCTGAATATATGCATTACCAAGTTTCCCAAGTGCCTGTTGTTGCAGCCGAAGGACTTCCCCTAATTGTTTGCGGCTACCTGTCTCTGAATTAAGTGCAGAAGTGTAAACATCCAGCACCTTTTTTGAATCTGTATATTCCTTTTTGGCTACACGAATAGCCGCTGCGCTTTTCTGAAGTTCCTCATTTGATGCCTTGCCACTACCTTTTAGCCTGATATGTGCTGCGGTAAGTTCATCAACATTCTTCCCGGCCTCCTCCGCTTCTTTGGCATATTGATCGAGGTTGCTCTCGACATTTACCAGATATGTTTTTTTCTCGTCAGGCATAGCTATAATTTTATTAGATCAATAGTGCACAATTTTCCCGGCACGTAGTTGTTAATTTTATTAACATAAAAGTAAGCCTTATATTGGCTCAGATAGATAGGGATGTCGTGTTTCAGTCCTGCCACCTCGTAAACAGGGAGATTAAATTTTGCCCTGCGTAGGTTTGTCTTTGTCAATAGCCGGGATAGGGCTGCATAATTGACCACAAGATTCGAAAATGATACTTCAAGTGATGCTGCCTGCCGGGGATCATTAATCGTCACGCTCCCCCCTGTCATTGCCTCGTCATCCCATACCTTAAATATCCTGCCCATTGCCCGTTTAATAAATACTATACGTGGATCAATAGATTCATTCTGTATGTAAGCGCTCGTCTTTTCATCCCATTTATTGAAGTCAATACGTGATACTGTTGTCGGGATTGTTGTATCAATTATCACTTCATCACAGGTTGAAACAGGAAGTTGAACAACGTCCTTTTCTTCTGTTAATGTCTCATCATCAATTTGCATTATCCCCGAACCATTATCCAATATCACATCATCAGAATCTTTATATCTTAACCAGTTATTTTGAGCATAGTCCCCGAATTTGAATTCCGTTTCGTCATCCCTCTCCGACAGGTAAGCGCTCCAATCCCGGGCAATAGCCATATTATCATACAGCTCAGAATAATTCCAGAACCGTATCTTTCTATCCCTCGGGACAGCCTCGGGAATAAGCCCGAACAGATTACATATCATCTTGATAAACTCTGTTTGTGAGAGTTTAGGCAAATGAAGTGCCGGGACAACTGTTGAACCGTACCCTATGGATGCATCCCTTATCTCTGTTACCGCAAATGAATAATAGTAATAAGTATGTGCCGATGTCAATACCCTGATCAGATCGTCCGGGTCGCCTGTAAATTCATATTCAAATACCTTATAAACCAATCCTATACTAACTACTACCATGTCTCCCAGATAAGCTGCCCCTCTGTAAACAGCAAGTGTTGGAGGCCACCCAAATGCATAATTAACGGTAAGCGTTATCTTGTAAGTCCCCGTGAAGGGAAGATAAAAATATCCCTGCCGGAACGGCTCAGTCCCATTTATAAGCACCGCCCCAGGAAATCCTATCCTTGTATTAATTCCCACTGTCAATGCCCCTTGCCACCAGGCCGAATAGAGGTATTTATCCGAGTGAGCCTTTGTGATCTTGACGCTCGATACAGGCATATACATCCCATCGAAATAATAATTGGAAAGAAAATCACCTTCTGCCTCGTATCCTGCCTCGGTAAAGATGGCATTCCATATTGTCTCTACCCTGATAAACGGCCATATATATCCTCCATACATCTCAACCGTATTCCCTGCAAGCCTTATCGGTGCTATCCCTGCATCATCTGACGGCTCGCACAGTGGATAAACATAATCAGGCTCAGGGCTTCCCACGTGACTGGCTTCTATATCTGTAATATCCCATTCGTGATCTTCCAATGTCAGATCAGTTATTTTCAGGTTCCCAATATCCTTGAAAAAATTATGATTGCCCGAAAGAAGGGATACATAATAATACTGATCATCCACCATGTCAAGTATCATTTCCCCGTTAGTAATCATCTCTACGGATTCCTGAATCAGGCGGCATGATTGCTTCTCATAAGGAAAGGTAGTATTAGCCCCGACCTCGCCGGAAAGTTCAAACAGGGTCCGCATTGCCCGTGTCTTGCGTATCCTGAATTGTGCAGTGAAGTCCGATTGCCTGTCCTGCATCTCTGCAATATTATTCACCTGTTTGTTTATCGGGATCACTTCGTCATCGTCAAGATCGCATAAAATATCCCCTATATACAGAAGGATAGTCTTTTGCAGAACAGTTGAAGTGTAAGGAAGTTCCCTGCGTGTTATCTCAAAATCAAATATGTAACTATCTGTATCCGGGTTCTTAATAAGATGACTCCCCCGAGTAATCTCTACCTCGTACCATTTCCCTCCTTCGTATTGCTCAACTTTTTCGGCCATAAGCAGGCCGGTAAATCCCGGGATATTTTCAGACGTTATACCCGATAGTGTTACTTTATATGAATATTCAGCTTTGAGTTTTGTCGGTCTTTCGATCTTGGATATTACCGAGAACATTCGTGTAACCTGCATGTCCATTGATTCGGAGCGCATAGTAATCTCGTACCCGTTCTGAAAATTGAAATAGTGCCAACCGTTGAACCACCATCGAAGGTAGATTCCTGCGGTGCAATTCGAGATCAATATGTTTATCGCTCCTACTTTCATATCTTAAGCCATTGATAAAGTTTGTTCCAGACCATTGAAGCGAATATCCCTGCCGAAACAAAGAACAGTAATTCCACAATATCGAAAGGTTTGGTAAAGATGAAATACCATAGACATACTTGCCCTGTAAAGCACATGAAGCATCCACCCAAAGGACGGCAAAGCCATTCAGGCAGTCGGCATATCAGCTTGCGGTAAAAGTGGAATATCTTACCCTTCTCCCCAAGTGCTGAGAACATATAACAGATAAGCGATATTTTGAGTATCTCTATCATAACTCGTAATCTAAACAGGTTTTTGCTGTACTCCATATATGCCCCGGCTGTGCTATCATAAGCTGATTGTTTGCTAATCCTGTTCCAACCGCCGTCCCTGTGCCTCCAACTGCTAAGGCTTGTATATTGCTCCATTGATTCTGGAATCCCGGTAAACGTGTTAAGTCAACCGGACCCGCCTCATAATAAGTCGTCCCTACAATATGAAATATCCAACCTCCCGAAGGACCAATATCTCTTAAAGCATAAGACCCAACTCCTGCTGTGAAATGTCTTACTGGCCTCACATACCATAAATTAGCTTTAGGTTGTGATGAGTGTATTCCTCCTATGTGCATTACAACTACCCATGAGTTTGTTGCCGATACCTCACTTGACGACCAGTAATTAGCAGCCTGTATATTACCAACTGCGTGAACATATAGATTGCTATATATGAAATCAAGCAAATCTAACTCAGGTAAGTACCAATCATCAAAATCACCGGCAGGAGTATCTTTTATCAGCCTTACCGAAATATAGTTATTCATTAACTGTCCAATAGGATAGGCATTATCATTTGTATTTGTCATAATAATAGCATTGGCATATCCGCTTGGGAGTTCATCACTTGTCCAAAACCATCCTTCATATCCTATTAACTCATATACTTTTGTAATATTATTATAGCGCCCTCCCCCGACTGCTGCAAATCCGTATGTATCTACTGCCCCTGTATTTGGAAATAACCAACGGGCAAACCCCGCCTCCTTCAATTCCCCTCCGGCAACTCCGCTTCCCCCAACAAAAGCTATAAGCGTCTGCCATTCTGCAAGGGTAGGGACGTGCCATCCGGGAGGAACAAAGCCTGATGCCATTACCTGATTATAAGTATAAAGCCCTCCGAATAAATCCCTGAAATATTCATCATCAACATAAACCCTGGAACCAGGATAATCGGAATCGTAATTTTTACAAGCCCAGACCTGAGAGCCTATAATCCGTTCACACGCTCCGGGATCAGGGATAGGATCAACTACCGGGATAATAGGAACAGGGGTGTAGCCTGTTTCATAGGAAATTTCCTTGCTGCCTATTATCATTACAAATTCCATCTCGTAACCATTGACCATGTTCTCAAGGGTAATAACAGATGACGGCTCGACCCTGATGTTCTTCCATCCATCGGCAGTAAGTAAATATATCTCACGGGTAAGAAGGATTGTCCTGATCGCCTGTGCCTGAGGATATGTGAGCTGTCCCGATCCTATTGATATTTTCCTTGTACCTGTTGTCCGGTATGCCTCCCCGACCGTTTCCATATTCATCTCTCCGGGAAGGAAGAACCAATAATGCCAGCCGTTGTAATACCAGCGAAGGTAATATCCTTTGCACGGTTTGCGTATAGGGATGCGCTGAATGATGCTATCAAGATATCCTACTTTCATTCCGGTATCTCTATTTCTGCGGTCATGTGATGCGCTAATGCCGGGATGGTAGTCTCATCAATATTCAATGAATTTATGAATCCTTCAAGTTCATCTGCTGGAACATAGGAGACAATATCAGCCCCGAGCTGCGTATTTGCTGCGTTGTATATCCTTAGTGTGACTATCAGTTCAGAGGCCGGGGAAACGTCTGCAAACTCAGGCAGGATAAAAGACAAGTCAAAAGGCAGTCCAAGAAAGTAAACAGGCTCAGTAAACAAATTCAGGAATGGCGCATCGGCCAATGTGGTCGGAACATATTCATGCAGGTTTGTACCCTGCTCCTCACTTCTCACACATTCACCATAATACCATGTATTTGCAATCGGGGGTGATGTGATCGGTTCTTCATCATCTGCGCCTGTCCAATCTTCATCACTCCCATACCAACAGCCCCGGTATTCAAAAGAGAAGTTCCCTGATTTGGTAGGCTCCTTCATTATCTGATCCGTATAGTCTCCTGTTTTACCCAATGAGGTATGTATCCTGAGTATCCCGGAAACATCAAGGTCGGCATATCCAAATGTATCAGGCGAAGCTATCACGGTAAGCGTTTCCTCAACCCCGTTAATAGTCAGCCGTCCCTCAAAGTAATATCCTGCATACAGGGTGTTGTCGTTCATGTATCGCATATCCATTCCTACAACCCAATCTATATCCGTTGAGATCAGATCGGCGACTACGTTGGTAATTACTCCCACATACATTGAATCGGTATCGAAATCATAAACCGATATTGCATCCCCTATCTCTCCCGGGAAAGCCCCGACAATATCAATGGTAATATCCAGTTTCCCTGCGTTGTCTGCCGATAGGATCACTGTCCAGTCGTTGCGAAATAAACGGAAATTAACAGGGCTTTCCGTTGCAACCCAACGGGATATTATAGTAGGATCAAGCGGCTCATAATATGCCGGGGTGCTGATTAAAGTTATCATATTACATCCATTGTTATTTTACTGATTGTCTTTTCTATTTTTGAATCAATTTTAGCTATCGTTTTCTTGCGTTCGCTCTCGTAAATATCTACAAAGGTCTTGCTGCGAAATTGCTTATTACCATACTTGTTAATATAGAGAGTCATAAACCTTGCCTCATTCATTTTCCCCTTTGCTGTTGCCGACCGGAACATCCCGTTCTTCTCCATCCACTTGTAAATGATCTTTATCAGACCTGCGCTTTTTGTGCTGCGCCTCGGCCCCCGTCCTCTCTGTAACACTCCTATCCAATATGGTACAATTATTCCAGCACCATCCGAACGTTCCTCAATGACGAATAGTTTCATCACCGAGTCAGGTATCCTATTTCCATAGAACATATTCTTTTGACTGATATTATTTATCAGTTCCTCAAGGTCGGGCTTTATGTCTTTGGCTACAGACACGGCTCACGAATTTCATTCAAAAGATAGTACAAGTCAAGGGTCATAACCCAGCCGATCACATTGGCATCATATTTCGTTTCGAGAATCTTCTCAACAGGGACAGGCTTGAGACTCTTAAATTCAGCATCGGCTATTATCCTGACTATTATCTGTTTGCAGATATTGAGTAATGCTTGCAATTTTATCTCATTGTTATCAGCAGCATCTTCGAGTTTAACCTGTTGTGATACCTCAATATACAGGGGTGCATAATGTTCATGAATAGCATTTGCCCGGACTTCCAGAGTCATGCTGTTGAGCTGGGTAATCAATCCTATTATGTCGTTCTGATCGCTCTGGTCAGTATATAGATTTGCCAGCCTGTCTTGTTCATAGAGTACAAGAGTACATCCCGAAGCGGTTAATATTGTTTTAAGTTTTGCTGTTATCATTTCTTATATTTTGGTTTTGCTGTAGCTTCCTCTTTTATCAGTTCAAAGTACCGCTCCTGAAAAGCAGCCATTTCCTTTGCATTCATAAACCTTACCAAGCATTCATTGTAAGGAGTCAAAATAACTTCAGGTATTGATATCTTCATATTATCTCTCAAAAAATCCAGTGACATCATCTCCGAAAAGACATTTAACTTCTCTATCCCTGCCGCAAGTTCAATCTTGGAAGGCTCACGGTGCAGCAGTTTTATTTCCCTATCCGCAAGTTCACTTACAAGTTTAATTAAATGCATGGCAACAGGATATAATTCTTTGACTTTGCAAGGTAAGATTTTATTTCCAAATAGCAACGCTTTTTCCTCATCCCATTTTTTACCAGTCACAACGGGATAATAATAACCGTCCATCATACGGGTAATCAATCCTATATCATTGGGCTCTTCACGAACCAAAAATAGACGCTGACCATAACATATATTCCTGGCAAACTCTTCCATTGTGGGAGGGATTTCGTATCTCTTTCTGCCTATCTGTATCTTACCGGGCAGGGGCAATTCGATCAATCCGTCAGGCAGTCCTGAATACAGATCAAGATGAGTCATCATCTCTCTGAACGTCAATTGTTCGATATCTTTTATGCGTGCCATACCTGAGCGCCTTCCGATCTTAATGTATCCTGAAACTTATATCTACCGGCATCAATAAGATGATTGAAAGCATCAATTGGTATGCCCGCCTTCCGGTCGCTCCATATATAGTTGTTAAATTCTTTGGCAAGATTATGACTTTCTTCTGTGATTATATTTTCGTATCCCTGCATAATCTTCACTCCTTCAGCTACTGTCCATTTAGCTTTGTCTGTTGGCCTAATATTATAATATTTTCTTAATTGTGCTATCATCCTGGCATCAGCACTATCGGCTGTTATGGCATCATTGCGGTTACAATGAATGCCTATAAGTTTAGACAGATCATCAAAACTATTACCTGATTTGTATATCTTTTCATCCCAGTATATCTCTTTGCGCTTATGATCAACAGCAATCTTTACCATAGCATCAGGAGCGTTGAACCCAAAGTCAAGACCATACCCATGCGGAAGGTTAGTGTTAAACTTCCCGTACCGCCAGTTAGTGAATATAGCCCCTTCAAGTGTTCCCAGCTCACCCATCCCGTACACTGTCCACCAGTTCTCAAACCCCGGCTTGTCACGCTTCATCAGGATATTTTGAAGCTCATTGTCCGGCAAATAAGGATTGTCAAGAAAATTGCTCTTTATAAGCACATGCGGAAAGTTAGGGATCACTTTGTCATGCAGCCAGAAGGATTGATCAGGGTTAAAATCCAGGAAAACAATATTACTACGTGAAAACAAATGATCGAAAACCTTGTAGGATATTTTACGGTTACACTCGTTAATGAAGAGTATATCCCTTCTGGGGCCGTGTGCCATTGCCAGGTTACCCTCCACTCCGTAACAATTAATCTCTGATTTGCCAATCTTGTAAACAGGTTGA